AACCCATTTGCTCTAAAGCCTGTAATGGGTCAGTAGCGGTAGCGTAACCGCCAGCCTGCATTCTGCGCGGCATCATATAATCAATGAGACCACCTGATTGATAACCAAAAACACTTTCCTGTCTTTCTTTTTCAGCTTGGAATCTTTTCCACCAATCAGATTCTACTCCTCCCACCGCTGATGGTACTGTTACCGCTGCTCCTCCAAGCCCTCCTCCAAGCGTTGAACTCACCGGGGGCTTCAACCATTCCACTGGAGTACCACTTCCGCCAAATTGGACACCCAGTTCTCTACCAAATTCTTTTACACCCTCACCAAAACCAAATAGCTCTCCAGATGTTTGTGCTTCTCTAAAAGCTTGTCCAACTTTTCCGAACCCCTCCTTCGCTCCCTTACCAATTTTACCAAATGCTTCACCCATCACTGCAGATTGTAAACCTGATACTATTGCTCTTTCACCCATTCCAGCTTTGAATTCTTTCTGTCCTTCTCTTATATCTTCTCTGGTCTGTTGTGCATATTTTCCTTCACCAATTTTTGTAGTTTTGTATTGTTTTTCTCCTAAAAATCTACCCAATCCACCACCTATGCCAGCTCCTATAGCAGTCCCAGCCGGGCCAGCTATAGCAGTTCCCGCTATAGACCCAACAGTTCCCAGTATAGAACCCCACATACCTGCCCTTTGCCGTTCTTTAGCATCTTTTTCGTGCTGTTCTCTCAACTCGCGCATCTCACCCTGATACTCTCGTCCGCGTCTAGCTCGAGCGATTACACCGCCAAGCTGATAATTGTTAGCGGGGTATACCATACCGCCGCCATATAATTCCATTAAACTTCTAGCCATAATAAATCCTTAATCATCAAAAACTACTTCAAAATATCCTATTGCACCATCATTGGTACTTGCATCTCCACTTCTACTGAGCGCAATGGAGATAAACTCACCAGCAGTAAAAGGGTATCTATGTCTATTAAACTTTTCATAATTACTCCAAACACCAGTAGACGTAACGCTAGTTGATGATGTTTGTACGAGAATAGAGCCTTCAAGTAGTACTGTAATTATCATTGTAGCTGTTCCAGCATCAGTTTTACAATTACACTGTACGGAAGCGCCAACTATACTACCAGAGCGATGCATAACATATCCTCTAGTCGTAGACATTGTAACACCGTTTACAGTATCCATATACCATGTAGCTGAACTACTGCCAGTAGCTTCACCAAAATTAAAAATAGCTCTTGAACCCTTTATTTCACCATCTACTTTTAAATTTTTATCAATATATTGATTTCCATCTCTAGAAAAACGCGCTTTCCACAACATACCTTTATGTTTTTTATACAAAGACAGCTGTTTATTACCCTCCTGTGCAAAAACCTGCTCTCCATCGCGCATATTCCTCACTGCTGGGGGATAACTTAAAACAGATTTAGTATCACCGGAAGCTAAAGAACCTTCTTTTGCATTTTGCAATCTGCGCATGTCTCTACCTAGTGGCATTATGATACACTCTTGTGTATTTGTCTGTATTCAATTGATATATCATTTATATCAAATGTACCAGCGGTTTCCTGTGGTTTAAATCTAAATTGTATACTTTGACAGGATTGTACACTGTCAGCTGTAAATGTAGCCACATCCCATGCAGTAACAGCATCTAAATCACCAGAATCACCTCCAGCTGGCGATACATTAGAACCGGTAGAAAAATCACTCCAACTATCTTTACCATCCAAAGAATATTCTAACGGGGTTATTTGGTCAGCGCTTGATTTATAAGTAGCATATACTTTATAAACCTTTTTTAAATGTGCCGGGTCTCCAAAATCTATGTCTCTGGTAGTTATATTTATCTTTTCTTGATTGGCAGCCTCATTACTCCAATATCTCGTTTCTACTGTTCCGCTATTATCGTAGCCAAAGAAAAGATTGCCCTGCCAATCTGTAACAAAGTTTGTGTATTCTTTCTGGTCTGTAAATGCGTTATTGGCAAATATCCATGAACCTGTTTTAAAATCATATATATAAGCATCACCACTACTAACACTGCCATTAGCGGCAACTCCACCATAATCACTGCCCGTATGGTTAGTACCGCCGCAATCTTTCATTATTATTAGTTGTTTTTTGCGCTTCTCATATCCAATTATACTATACCCAACAAGACCACCAACGGTATATATAAAATCACTCCAAGCAGGAGGAAACATTCCATTAGCACTACTTGTATCGGCTATCTTATTATCTATTAAATTCTTTATTCTACTACCATCGTATATATAACAACCACTCTCATTTACCCAGCATATACCGTAATCTGTACGAACAACAGCAGCGGGGTGTTGGATACCATTGTGTTTTATATTCTCTTCAAGAAACCAGTTGGTATCAGAAGGTGATGATATATTGATAATTTGAACTGAATGTTGTTTAAAAGCAAGTAACCTGTCAGCGTATTCTTCCAATTTTATATAATTTTCCGCATCCCCCTTCACCACATCAATAAAATTAGTGGATGGAAACGTATCAAATTTATTAGGCATGCTATACATAAGCCTGTCACCGAATACCGTTGCCTGACCTGTATTTGGATTGGTAATTTTTACATTAGCTACAAAGGTTCTTCTATTGGCAACAACAGCTGTCTTCCAAGCGTTATTTGTTTCACCTAAAGATATCGAATCAATAGTTGATGAAAAACCATTAATTGTATCATAAGTATCTAAATTAGGATGTAAGGAATTAACTAACTCTGTATATAATTCTGTTTCACCACTACCAACACTATCATCAAGAGGATTCCAACCGGTATCCCTACCAACATCGCTCTCCGCTCTTTGTACATAATCAGCATCTAGAGAACCTCTGGCTCCTTTTTGCAAACTAATATCTACAAGCAATACCCACGGTTCATCATCACTATCACTTGGTCTAAAATATATTCTACCACCACTAATGCGTTCATCATAACTTTTTGTAGCACGAGCCCTTAATGTTAATTTATTGCCCGCAGTCAAGGTGAATTCAAGAGCTGTAGTTGGTACATATAACAATGATTCTTGATTATCGTCATAAATAAAACTTATAGCTATTTGATAGGTGTCGGCAATCCATGTACTCGCTGCATCGGCAGTTTGAGTTACGCTCAAACCAAATCCAGCACCAACGGCTACATAATCACCACTAGCTCCAGCCCCAGCTGTTGTATCAATATCGGCTGCCGTGGGCGCAGCTAGAGTATTTAGATTCTCATAAAAGTTGTGAAATGTATCCTGTAATAAAGCTCCATTTGATGTCACGTTTGCAAAATGAATTCTCTCTACGTAACCATACCATTTAATTACTGATGAATTATCAAAATCAGTATCACACGCTCGTATAGCGTTGTCAACAAAATAATACGATATCCGCGATTCATTATCACCAGTTAATGCTGAGCCATCATTTCTCAAGTTTATTTCAGCCGCATTCCATGAAGACGCACCACCAGTCCTGTCCCAAATGTCAACTGTACCGGTATTAGAGTCTGCTAAAGCAACTAATGTCTCACCTATACTATGTTTTTTAATTACAGCGCTAGTGTTAGACTCACTCACCATTGTATCTTTCATTCCCAACCCTGTAGTACTTACATGTTTAAAAACCCTGTAAAACCCATCATTTAACGCTGTCGCGGTTACAGATATAATAGAACCGGGTACATATTTATCTCTTTCTGCTTCGCTTGGCATAGTAATAATAGCAGATGCAAAAGAAATATTACTGCTACCAGTGGTTTTATAAGAACTGCTTTCCAATGCGAAATCAGATTCAAACATAGCAAGCCCATAGCCGAAATATACAGTAGCAGCTCTATCATTAATGGTAGAGCTATAATCAGCCTCACCACCTCTTGTACGTATAGCCCCCTGCTGGTCTATCATAATGTCAACGCCATTAGCAAGCTCATTAGCAGCTATATCTCGCGGGTCTTGTAAATTGTTTATACCGCCAGAGAAGTTATTTAACGTATACATTTGTTTAGGCATTTTTTAACTCTAGATGTACTAAATCATTAAATTTCTGGTCTTTAATTTCACCGTCTGAATCCCAATCGGCTCCAGACCTTACAGAGATTTTCATCATATGAGCAATTCCGCGAAACATACCAGCCATATAGTAATGACGATTAATACCTTTCGCAGAATCAAAATCTACAGGATACGGTGTAACATCAACAGCCATACCTTTTAAGTGTTTTGACTTCATTGTTTTGGAAGCACCTGACGCTACTAATTCACGTTGGCGTTCCTTCGAGCGAGCACCTTCCAGTATAGCTAAATCCATAATTTTTATAGCTTCATTAAGAACATTAACTAAAGAAGAGTCAACTCCATCTAGCCTTCTTTGTGAACGTTTGCCAAATCTTGCCATTAGTTATCAGACCTTAGTCCCCTAACAAATTCATTTATACTATTAGCAATAATGTTATCTATCGCATCAACTACCCAAGGTTCCAGAGTTTTAGTCCATATACCCTTTGTCCATTTCCATTTTGCCAATCCAAGTGTACAAGTCACACCTAGTCCATACATAAAGACGCCCATTTTCGCCTTTATAACATTGTTAGGTATTTTTTTAAGAATCCATGCAACCGCAACAACAGAAACACTACCCATAGTCCACTGTATTGCCTCTACGCCTAGCTTTGCTGCTATCCATTCCATTATAATACTCCTATTGCTATTGTTATCATTATGACCAGTATCGCCATGCCACCAGTCATCCAGTTTCTCCAAGCTTCAAGTTTAGATGTTCGACTATTAATTTTGCAAAGTTCACTCTCACTCCGCTCTACAATAGTCTCAATTCTTACTATCCTGCTCCTTAAATCATCTCTATATTCTTCTAATTCTCTATGATTCATTTTGAACTCATCTTTCCACTTAAGTAACTTACTTTATCGGTAAGGTCTGCAACTTCTTTCATTAAGTCCTCATGCCTTCTGTCTCTCGATTCATCGCTACGATTCCATCTGTCAATTAATTTTATAGATATGTCTTCAATTTCATTTAATTTACCCATAAGAGTGTTTCTTAAAAATTGTATCATCCCAATAAATAATAAAACAATAACTCCAAGTGCGCCATATTCCGTATAAGTTTCAAACATTTTACTTCTTTATCTTTTCCATAATTTCATCATATTCTTTCTTCAGTTTACGATACTGGTCTCTTTTATCTTCTGTCATATCAGTAACGTCCATTCCATATCTATCTTCTATCTTCCACATTCGCTCTTGAATAGCATTTGCTCTATCTTTTAAAATCTTTATTTCTAATCTTTTGTCAACCTGTTGAACATATTCATTGACTTCATCCATGTCAATGGCTTTAGCATAGCGATTATCAATAGTAAAAGCCGTACCAACCATAGTACAAGCACCCACTATAAGACCAATGAGTATATTACTTTTTTCCATTATTAATCTTTACTATTCGTGAAAAGCGGTGATTAATCACGACATTCTCCGCAAAACTGTGCTGGAAGTAAATTGCCATTCTTCATTCCATGTATTTCTTCATCTGTAAAATCTTTGCCTTCTTTAATAATCTTTCTACATTTGCCACAGATTATAGCACTCTCACCGTCATTGAACTTGAAGATAACAAATGT